GGTGTCCGTCCCGTGTCGGGCGGGGCGGCCACCACCGACCAACGGAGTGACCATGGGAATTTTCAGTCGAAGCGTGAACAAAGCGGCGATCAGTCCCGCCCCTGAACCCCATGTGAAAGCGGCCGCTGCCGGTTCCGGGTCGTACAACGGGTACGGCACCTATGGCGGGTACACCAGCCAAGCGAACGGCATCAACTTCGTTGGTGCGTACTACACCTACTACGAGGGTGAGGCACGCAACAAAGCGATGTCGGTGCCGACGATCAGCCGTGCCCGTGATCTGCTTGCATCGGTGATCGCATCCACCAAACTGTGCATGTACGCCGAACGGTGGAACGAAACCGACATGGAAATGGAAGAAGTTGACCTTGCTCCTCGAGCGTGGCTCCGCCAACCTGACCCGTCCGTCCCGTACGCCACCCTCATGTCATGGACGCTTGACGACCTGTTCTTTTTCGGTCGTGCGTTTTGGTACATCACCAGCCGCACCGCTGACGGCTTCCCTGCTTCGTTCACACGCCTCCCTGCTGGCACCGTCACCACGCAAGACCAGTCCGGCCCCGTGTGGTTCGCCCCGTCAAGCGAGGTCTATTTTCAGGGTGGAATGATCCCGCCCGAAGATCTGGTGCAATTCATCAGCCCGGTGCAAGGCATCATCTACATGTCCGAACAGGCCGTCGCTACCGCTCTCCGCCTCGAGGAATCCCGTTATCGCAACGCTCAATCCGCCATGCCGTCCGGCGTACTCAAGCAGACTGGTGGCGAACCGTTGTCGGCACAGGAACTGGCTGATCTTGCGGCCGCGTTCAACAACGCACGCATGTCCAACCAAACAGCCGCCCTCAACGAATTCTTGGATTACAGCGAAACCAAAGCGTTGCCCGACAACATGCTGATGATTGAATCCGCCGAATTTCAAGCCAAAGAACTGTGCCGCCTCACCAACATCCCGTTCTACTTGGCTGGTGTCAACATCGGGTCGTACCAGTACACGACGAGCCGTGGGGCACGCGAAGATCTGTACCTGTTCGGTGCCCGCCAGTATCTCGACTGCGTGTCACAAACGTTGAGCATGAACAACGTGTTACCGCGAGGCACCTACGTCAAATTCGACATCGACGACTACCTCGAAGGTGTCATGGAAGATGCCATGGAAGAAATGCCCGAAACCACACGAACACCCGACACCGAACCATTGGAGAACTGATGCACATTCAACTATCAGCAGGATTCGCCCTTGACGTGCAAGCCGAAGCCGGTGAAACGTCCGGCCGCCGCGAAATCTCCGGCCTCGCCGCCCCCTATCAAGTGTCCGCCACGGTAAGCGGTGGCGAATCCGTCATGTTCGCACCCGGCTCCCTGCCCGTCGACGGCAAAGCCCCCAAACTGTTCATGTACCACGACGCATCACAGCCGGTCGGATTGGTCACCGAACGACGCGAAGCCGCTGACGGTTCGGGCATGCTTTTCACCGCCAAGATCGCCGCCACCGCCGCCGGTGATGAAGCGTTGCAACTGGCCAAAGAAGGCGTGCTGGACAGCGTTTCCGTAGGTGTCGACGTGATTGACTCCTACCAAATGGAGGACGGCACCACCGTCATCACCGCTGCCGAATGGCGGGAATTGTCACTTGTCCCCATCCCGGCATTTGCCAGTGCTACCATCACCGATGTGGCCGCCTCGGCGGACACGACTCCCGACACCGAAAACCAGCAAATCCTGAACGAGGAGAACGAAGTGTCCGAAGTCGAAGCCGCCGCCCCCGAAGCCGCACCCACCAACCCGCTGATCCAATTCGCGGCCCCGAAGAAGGCTCCCCGCCTCCCCTCGGCCGGAGAGTGGATGGCCGCCTACCACATCGGCGGCGAAACCTTCGCCAAGGTGAACAGTCAGGTCGTCGACTGGAAGAAGGAAAACCAGTCTGCGTTCGAGGCCGCCGCTGGCGACGTCATCACAACCGACACGCCCGGTCTGTTGCCGGTGCCGGTGCTCGGCCCGTTGGTGCAGAACATCAACTTCGTTCGCCCCGTCGTGAACCGTTTGGGTGCCCGTGCCTACCCGGATGGTGGTGCACAAAAGACGTTCATCCGTCCGACCATCACCACGCACACGTCGGTCGCCGCACAGGCCGCCGAACTGAACGCAGTGTCGGCCACCACCATGGTCATCGCATCGAACAGCGTCACCAAGACCACGCTCGCCGGTCAGGTCACCTTGTCGGCACAGGACATGGACTTCACGTCGCCCGCCGCCATGCAGTTGATCCTCAACGATCTGATGGGCGAATACATGTTGGCGAGCGACAACAAGGCGGCAGACGATTTGCTGACCGCCGCCACCTCGAGCGGCGTGTGGGACGGCACCACCACCGACCTCATGAAGTCGATCTACGACGCGGCCGTCGACGTGTCCAACGGAACCAACTTCTTCCCGGACACCATCTTCGTCAGCCCGGACGTGTGGGGTCAGATGGGCCAGTTGGTGGACGGCTCCAACCGTCCCGTGTTCCCGTACGTCGGTTCGGCCGGTCTGCAGGGTTTCAACGCTCTCGGCGGCGGCAACGCCACCACATGGGTCGGATCCAACCCGTTGGGTCTTGAGATCGTCGTGGACAGCAACTTCGCTGCCAAGACCATGGTCATCACGAACAGTCAGAAGGCGTTCGAGTTCTACGAGCAGGTTCGCGGCCTCATGTCCGTCGAAGTGCCCTCCACCCTCGGCCGCACCTTCTCCTTCTACGGCTACGTCAGCACCTTCGCCGCCGTGTCGTCGATGATCCGCAAGATCACGCAGGCCTGATCGGAGGGGCCGCCACATGGCGACCTACACTGTCCAATACGGAGTCATAGTCCCCGGCTACGTCACCGCCACCACGTTGACCCCCAACGAAATCGTGGTGGGCGGAACGGTGACAGTCGCAAGCGTGGGAGCGGCGTACAACGGCACGCACACGGTGTACGCCCTCCCACAATTCCTGCCCGTCAACGTCGACAGCGACGGCATCATCGAATACGACTACTCGTATCCGATCGCCAACGCAGTGATGTGGGCGTCAAGCCAAACCCCCGAAACGATCAACGCCATCACCGGCACGATCGCCTACACGCCTGTTTGCACTTGGATCACCTACACGCAAATACAGGACTGGTTGGGTATCACGCTCGCTGGCGGAGCCGAGACCGCGTTTCTAACGCAGTGTGCGGCCGCCGCTAATGCGTTCTGTTACCGCCGCCGCGAAGAGTCCGGGTACATTGACGCACTCGCCACCAGCCCATCCGGCGACGTAACCCTTGGCACGATCATGTATGGCGGTGCCCTGTACCGTCAGCGTGGAGCGATCGACCAGTTTGCGTCGTTCTCCGACATGGGGCAAGCCCCCACTACTGGCCTGTCACCGCTCATCAAACAACTGCTCGGCATCTCAAGGCCGCAGGTCGCATGAGATGGCCTACACCGACCTTTTCAACGAAGCGATCGACGACCTGTCCGCCACGCTCGCCACGATCAGCGGACTACGAGTCGTCACCGATCCCGCCAAGATCAACCCACCCTGCGTCTTTTTGGATGCACCATCGTGGGAATCGTGGAACGGGAACATCGTAAAGATGACGTTTCAGGCTCGAGTGTTCAGCCTCGGCCCATCCAACCTTGACGCACTCCGCGACATCCTGTCGATCTGTGCCAAGTTGCTGGAGAAGAACGTGGCGGTGATGGACGGCCGCCCGGTATCCATCCAAATCGGCGGCCAAGAATTCCCCGCCTACGACCTCACAATCCCCCTACAGGCACAGGCAGGCTGACAATGGCACTTCGCATCATCTCCACCCGTATTGGCGAACTGGGAGCCATCTACGAACCTGTGGAAGGCATCAACGTCGAGGCGTTGATTGCCGGAGGTTTCGTGGAGGAAGCCCACATCGCTGGTAGCAAATCTGCTAAAAATAAGAACACGGCTCCCGACGCTGGCAAACATCCCAAGGAGTAATCATGGCCACGTCGACCTACCTGTCCAACCCTGTCATTACGATCAACGCAGTCGACCTGTCCGACCAGTGCACGTCGGCCACCATTAGCCAAGCGTTCGATCAGTTGGAGAACACCGCGTTCGGTGACACCGCCCGTAAGTACACGGCCGGGTTGCAGACCAACAGCATCACCGTTGAGTTGTACTGGTCGACCGCCGCCACCGAGACGTATGCCAGCCTCAAGTCGTTGGTCGGCACGTCGACCAACATCACGATCAAGGGATCGTCCGCCGCTACGTCGGCCACCAACCCGCTCGGCACCCTCACCGGCGGCTTCCTCGCTGAACTGCCGGTCGCCTACACGCTCGGAGAACTCGCCACCGTGTCCGTCGTTTTCAACGGTGGCACATGGGCATGGTCGGAATCCTGATCTAAACCAAACCCGAAAGGCCCGACATGAAACTGCACCTGAAGGTCGACATTGGTGACGGCCCGTTTGT